ACTGTCAACAAACATAGCAACAGTAGTAATTTGACCGTCCACCATAGCGCGTACTTTATTTGCGTTGTATGTGCCGTTTAATTTTTTAATAATTTCGTCGACTGTCATGTTATCTCCAAAGTAAAAAGGGGCCCCGAAGGGCCCCAGTTTATCAGGTTGCCGAGCCGACCTGAGCGACTACCATAGCTTCTGGCTTAACAGTCCTGCGACCGTACACAGCCAAACCACGGACGATGTCGCCGAAGTCTGTCTGGTTGCGCAAAGGCTCAGTCTTATTCACGGTCATGGCAAAAGACACAGCGGCCTTAGTACCAGCAACCATGGTGCGACGGGCTTTAGCGTCGGTAACAGCACCACCAGTAGATGGGTCGGTCAAGCCAGCAACCAAAGCTTTAGCAGCAGCACCGCGCGGCAACAAGTTAGACACGTAAACCGTGAAACGGTCGATCATGCCTACTTTGCCGGTGCGGATGGTGCTAGAGGCGTCGCCTGTGAAGTAGGCTTGGGCTAAGGTTGACTGCATCAACAGATGACGATCAAACGGGCTCATAACCAGCCAGCGGCCATCTTCGGGCACGTTCTGCTCGTCCAACACTGTAGACATGCGCAAAATAGCCTTCAGAACGTTCTCTGGGGTAGCTTGGTCAATTGGGGCAATATCAGTGCCTAAGTTGTAAGCAGCAGAGATAGCACCAGCGGTACCGCCTTCGTTAGCGGCTGAAGGGCCTTCGGTCACAAAGCTGTTAAAAAACACTTCGTTCTCGATGGAGATTTTCAACTGCTTGGCAGCGTCTTCAGTAAACATGTTCATCAAGTTCATGTCTGACTGGTAGGCCAACACGTCGTTAACTTGCACGCCGAAGTACTTGCCCTTGCTCACTTGCATATCTTGGAAGATAGGCGTTGGAACTTCATAGGTCAAGTTTGCACCAGCGACGTAGTCGCTAATGCTGATAGACGGTGCCAAACGAATACGGATGGTGTCGCCTTGGTTCTTCAGTTCACCTTCGTATTCGGTGTTGAAGATTTCTGACATCGTGGTGTTCTGGTAGAACTTAGAAAGTAACTTGCCAGACCACAATGTGGGGATGAAAGAACCTGAATACGAAGGATCCGTATTAAAGGGGGATTGGACAGGATATACTGCGGCCATTTAAAAAACTCCTAGTAGGGTTGGTTAACTCTGCATCAGGCGGTAACACGACCGTCTGTGAAAGCAGAATCGATTTCAGCTTCAAGTTTACGAGCCTCTTCCGGCTTGCCACTCGCACCCAAATTAGCTGCTTTTGCGAACATTTTTTCGATGTCCGTGTTCGTATAAATACGACCTTTTTGGCTAGCTACTTGGCCGCTGGCGGCTGCTTTCGTAGGTTGAATCTGACGCTCTAGCTCTTCGGCTTTCAGGTTAGCTGCGGGCGCGGCACTTTGTGTTGCTTTAAAAAGCTTCACGTAATGCGCTACACCTTCTGCGTCGCCTTGGCTGAACGCTTGTTGTGCGATAGTCTTTCGTGGGGCGCGTAAGAGTGGGTCTACTTCGTTCAGCCACTCAACCCACTTGGGGTCTGCGTTAACTGCATCGAAGTCAGGCACTGCACGATGCAGGCGCTGCTCAAACGAGGACTCGCTGATTTGTGTGCCGGTCTGGGTAAGCTGCTCGCGCAACTTCTCATTCTCAGCTCGCAGATCGTCGATGTCACCACGGAATTCCATCGCCACTTCGCGTGCAACTTTGCGCTGAACTTCAATAAGGTCAGCACCGAACGCTTGGACGTCTTCATCGGTAACCAGTTTCTCTAACTGCACGGGCTTAGTGGGTTCAGCTTTTTCGGTCTCTGCGGCTTTGCGGACTGCGTCCATCTCGGCTTTGAGTTCCTTCATCTGTCCGTGTAAGCGAGGCACTTCAGCGTCGTACATACCCTTCAAAGTTTTGTACCGTTGCTGCCATGTCTCTTCCTGCGTGTCAGGCTCCACTGGGGCTGGCTTTACTTCAACAGGTTTTGTTGGCGCAGCTTCCTGAGATTTCGGGTCTTCTGGCTCTGTCGGTGTGGTGTCGTCACCTGCGTCATCCGCGAGTGGCTTGTTTCCAGCTTCCAACTGCTTTTCGAGCGCCTCTAGCTCTTTCATCTGTGCTTCGACTTGTTTTGGCAATGCCATGAACGTTCCTTTTAGCTCCAACTCCGCCTAGGGCTCCTGCTTCGGTCTGCCTGTACGTAATGGTTTGCTTACGGTTTCAAAAAATGCGGTTACTTAAGCCGCTCATAAATCTCTGACGATTTTTCAACCGCTTCGAGAAAATCAAAAAGGGTTTCCGCCCGCCCTTGTAATCTGCTAATACGCGCTGGTTCTTCAGCGTAAATTAGAGCTGTCTTAGTTTCTTCGAGTCGAACTCGAAACATATCCAGCAGTGCTTCAGATTCCGGCAGCTTGCAGCGTTGAAGCGCTTGCATTTGCTGTCTGGTGGGCTTATTCCCTACAAAAATCTTCATACTTGGTTTATACCAGTGAAAAAATATAATGTCAACGACCGTTAGGACGTGGTGACATTATATTGCTTTCCCGCCCACCTACTTGCGAACCATCTGGCAACATATTGCGTGGAGCTGGCCCTTGTTGCATTCCGGGCTGCGCCCCCTGCTGCATCTGACCTGCCACCTGCTGTAGTTGCTGTTGTAACTGCGCAATTACTTGCTGTTGTTGCTGTATCGTGCTTATCTGCTGGCGGTCAGGGACAATTCGGTCTACGTTGCCATTTAAGTTACGCGCCGCGTCTCGCAACAATTCAGCAGTTCCGTCCATGCCAACAATCTGCTGGGCAACTGGGCTATTAAGTACCAGCATCATGAATTCGTTGCGGCGAACTGCTTCGGCTTCCTTAACTACTAGCGCTGACGCGCCGCGAGCTACAACGTTAATGTCGCCCTTAAGGTCATCGTCCTCTGAGTAGCGCATGTTGTCTTCGTACAAGCGCTCAATGGCTGGCGTGATGATGTTGTGGTCGATGTTGTTAATAACCTGCTTAATGCCCTTGCCCGCGTTGCTAATCAGCATGGACAGGCCGGAGGAGGTACGCGCAGCACCGGGTGTGTTTTCGCCGGACATATAGCGAGGCAGCATCGTGTCTTCGTCAGCGCGTGACGAGAACTTGTCAAACACAGCCATCAACTCGTTGGCGTTGCTGGTGGGCTGGAAAAACTGCACTGGGGCTGAGCTGTCAGCAATCTCTGACTGCGTAAACTGCCAGATTTTCCATGGGTGCATCTGTGTAATGTCCTCACCTACTGGGAGGCGAGACACGTTAACGCCGACTTGCGGGCCTGAGCTAATACCCATGTTGTTGGCGAGTGAGCGAGCAGCGGAGTTCACCATGCCCTGTGAGTCGCGGCACAAATCTGGCACGCCCTTACCCTCAATCTGGCCGGGTATGGTCTCGTAGGCCGTTACGTAGTACGGCTTGCGGCCCAGTGGCTCGTAGTTCAGAGCAGCGCGAATGACGGTATTGCCTATCAGCCACACCTCGCAGGGGTACGACAGCAGCGGGTCTGGTATGTCCTTCTCGGTCATGCCCCACTCAATCAGGAGCTTGCCTTCAACTGAGTCCCATAGCTGCAACGCATCTATCAGGTCAGTCGTAAACGTAGCTTCTGTAGTGTTCTTGCCTTCAGCCTGAGCCTTGGCCGTATCAGTCCACAACCACTCGTTCAAACCGCCTGTGCGGAACTCCGCAAGAATTGACCGAATGGCGTCGTCGTTGTAGCCCGGGACGCCGAGCAGACTCTGCAAAGACTCAGCGGTCATTTTGTGCCGCTCCATCACAAAGCCGTCTTGGATGTTGCTGGCCCAAGGTGCCCAGTACAGCATAAACGGGTCAACCCGCTCCCACTCGTTGCGAATAATCTCAGCTGACTGCAGCTTGCCGCCGACCCACTTCATGGTCTTGCGCTTGCGCTTGACCGGGCCTTTCATAACAGCGAACGGGAACGTTGCGATGTCTTCGATAAACTCGTTCAGCGCTTTGAACCAGCCGCCTTCAATGAGCTGGTCTTCCATTTTACGTTCCATGCGATCAACGCGAAGCTCCGCCTCTTCCTGCATGCGGCGCATCGTAGCGTCTTTCATGCGGCTGGCTATCTCGCGCAACTGTGACTCCGTCGGAACCTGCTGGCCCTGCGTCATCAGCGCTTCTAACTCCTGCGCCATCTGGCCCTGCAAATCCTGAACTACGAAGTCCGGCAGCGTTGGCTCTGGCGTAGCGTCTAGGCTCCACGCTTTGTCTTTTCCGGAGCCGGTGAGTGTGTCGCGCAGCCAGCTTGTAGCCGCACGGGCCTTGACTGAGGTGAGCTGGATATAAATCTCTGAGCCGCCCTGCGCTTTGATGGCGGATAGCACGTCAGGGTCATACTCACCATTGCGCTGACGCAGACACTGCAGCATGCGCTCTTCCAAGTCTCGCTTACCGTCCTTGGCGACTTCCCATCGTGAGCTTACGTGCGAACTCAACCCTTGGATAACCGGCGAGTTCTGCAGCTCCGCATTGCGCGCCTTAGCCTGCGCCTCAAGGTCTTTAGCGCTGGTGACGGGGATTAGTGCGAGTCCTGTGGCCATGGTGGCTCCGTATATGGTATTACTAAGATTTTAACCGCGAAGCGCCGTAGGTCAAGTGTAGCGGTATGGGGAGGCCACAACTTTACGACGCCCTCCCTGCAGCTCCACGCCGCGCACGTTCATGTCAATAACTGAATCGGCGTACTGGTTGGCGTCGTGGACGTGAGAAAACTGGTTCTTGTCTGGTTTGTCTTCCATCTCCCCGTTCTTTTTAATTTTGTACCGGTAGCCGTACTTGAAACCTTTTATGAGGTGTGTACAACGAGGGTCTACAAGGTACATCGCCTTACCCTCCAACTGTTGAACCAGCAAACGCTCCACTGCTTGAATACGTTTTTCTGGGTCGTTGGTCGGCGGTCGCACGCACTTAAATCCGGCTTGCTTAACCACATCCACCAGTGACATCTCGCCCTGCTGTTGTTTGGCGTACCCGGCTGGGTCTGGCGCACACACAAAAGAACACCCTTGAAAATTGTTCGCTATGTGCGGATTCAGCTTAGTTCGTATGAATGTCTCGATGCCCATGTTCTCTGACGTCAGCTCTGACAGCGTAACTACTCGCCCCCTTGGGTCACGCTGCTTAAACACTGCTGCTGGTGTACGCCCGAAGTCAAGGCCGATAATAACTGGGTAGTCCCCCGAGCGAATCACTTTCAACGGCTCCTCGGATATGTGAAACTCAGGCGTAAACGTCTTATCGTACACCGGCGTGCCGCTGAGACTGCGGCCATACTCCGAGCGCAGATACACGCGTAGCCAGTCTTCAGTCTTACCCGGGATTATGTTGGGGTAGTACTGCTTGGGCAGGTGGTTGTAGTTGTCGCAGTTCGGGTTAACTGTCCACTCCACGCCTTCTTTGTCTAAGAACACGCCGTCCGGCTCTTCGCCGAACATGTCTACGTACTTATCTGGCGTAACGATTGCCGCTGGCTGCTTGTACACCGCCCAGTTACTAGGCGGGTTTTCCATCTTGTCGTGCCACCAAGTGTCTTCGTCTGGCATGTTGGTATCAAACAACGCACACGACCGCGTCGGCCCGCCGTCTTTCATAGACGGGTACCGGTTCAGTCGGCCCAACAAGCCGTCAACAACATCTGGGTGCAGCTCTCGGCTCTCATTACCCCACAGGAACGTTGTCTCAAGCGACAGCGCCTTCCTAACGTCGTCTGGAGTATCCAGCGCGATAAACAGCCACTCCGATTCAACTACTGTGCCATCGCTGAGCTTCGCTTTTAGCAAAAAAGTCTTCTCAACGGCCTTCCAAATGCCCATTTCACCCGGCGGCAGCCAGTCGAATACCGTTTTTCTGGTCGTTAGCGCCAGCTGATCGGACGTGTTTCGCACGATTACAGCCCGTGTTTTGCGTATATTTCTGGCATTCGGGGCCTGCCCACAGGCTAATTTCACCAGTTCATGCACGCAAGTGACCGATTTACCCCCGCCAACTGGGCCAGCCAGCACGCGAACGTACGCTTCATTGGCCATATACCCTGCTTGGGTCTCTGTGGGGTCATACGTACTCATACGTTAAGCTCTTTCAGTGGCATATCAATGATAAGTGGCTCGTGCTGGGTTCCGCCGGACAGCGAAACTGTACCGCCGTTGATGATAATCGTAGGTAAATTGAGCTCCTGCTTCTCTTTTTCTTCTTTGGGCTCTAGGCCACCAACCTTAATTAAGGTTTTCAGGACGTCGTGCTTCTGGTTTAGGCTGGCGTTACTCCCTGCGGCCTGCATGTACACCTGATCTAGCAAATCA